GGCCTACCTCCGTGTGGGGAGCGAGGGGCGCGAACCGGTCTGGGCGCGGTGCGACGTGCGCCTGCACCGTCTCCCGCCGTACGACGCCAAGGTGCAATGGGTGTACCTGACACGCCGGCGTGAGGGCACGCGTTACCGCTGGTGGCTCCAGCTGGTGCTAGCGCGCGCCGCGGGCTGGGACCGACCGGACGCTGCGAAGGCCGGACGGGTGGCCGTGGACCTCGGTTGGCGCCTGCTGCCGGACGGTACCGGCCTCCGGGTCGCGTACTGGCTCGGCGACGACGGCGCGGAAGGTGAGCTGGTGATCCCGCACGACCGGCTGAAAGCCCCGGAAGACGAGCCCGAATGGAGGCCGCACGCCACCTGGGACAAGCCCGACGACCTGCGGTCGATCCGCGACAAGTATTTCGATGGCGTCAGGCTCAACCTGGCCGAGTGGCTCCGGTCCCGCGTCGTCCCCGACTGGCTCCGCGAGCGGACGGTCACGCTGGGCCAGTGGCGCAGCACGGCACGCTTGGCTGCGTTGGTACTTCATTGGCGTGGGGAGCGTTTCGCCGGGGACGAAGAGATGTTCGAAGCCTTAGAGGCGTGGCGCAAGCGGGACAAGCACTTATATAATTGGGAAGGAAGCCAACGCGGCAAATTGGTCCGGTGGCGTGACGACCTATACGCTAAGTTTGCCTGCGGCCTCATGCGCCGCTACCGGGAGATCGTCCTGGAGGACGTGAACTGGCGGGAGCTGGCGAAGGTGCCGGAACCGGACCAGGCGAGTTTGCCGGGTGGGGTGGTACCGTATCGCCGCGTGGCGGCCGTGGGCCGCTTGACCGAGCTGCTGAAGGAGCGGATGGAGGTCGTGTGGGTGGACCCAGCCGGGAAGGCGACAGACGGCGAGGCGTTGGCACCGACGATGCGCTGTGCCGAGTGCGGAGAAATGGATGCCTTCGACGCGGCCAGGGAGTTAGTACGGACGTGCCGGCATTGTCATTTTACGGAGGATCAGGATAGACGCGCGTGCAGGGTCCTGCTGGCCGCCGCGAGCGGCCAGGTGGTTGAACTGGGATGAGAAGCAGAATTCGCCCAAAGTGGGATACGGCAAATGATTTGGGGGCGGGCGGCATTCCTGAGCCGCTCGCGAGCCCGAATGATCAGCCGGCGAATGATTTGCGGCGTGCGGCGCGGATGGGTGATGGTAAGTGGCGTAGCACCGACCTGTATCTCTCGCGGCAGATGGTGTAACCTGAAGCCAAATTGCTCTTTGAAAACGCGAGGGTAACGATGCCTGCCAGGAGGCTTTATTTCCTGCGACGCCACGACGCCGGGACCTTCACCCCGGCGTTTGGCGTAACGATGCCTGCCAGGAGGCTTTATTTCCTGCGACCTTGTTTAAGGTTAAGCTTGCGTACAGGAAGTCGTGGTAACGATGCCTGCCAGGAGGCTTTATTTCCTGCGACATGCACGCTGACATCTCCCCGCTCAACCGCCTGCCGCCGTAACGATGCCTGCCAGGAGGCTTTATTTCCTGCGACCGGTCCGGGTCCACCTGCCAGAGCAAGTCGGCCACGTAACGATGCCTGCCAGGAGGCTTTATTTCCTGCGACCTGTGGCAAGCCAACCTGCCCCGGTCCGACGGCCGGGTAACGATGCCTGCCAGGAGGCTTTATTTCCTGCGACGATTTCAGTTTGCTCATGGTTTCACTCACTGCCAGCCGTAACGATGCCTGCCAGGAGGCTTTATTTCCTGCGACCCGGAGCCGGGGGCCGGCGGCACCGACGATGAGGAGTAACGATGCCTGCCAGGAGGCTTTATTTCCTGCGACTTCTTGACGTTGCTCTGGGGCGGCAAACCGGGCCAGGTAACGATGCCTGCCAGGAGGCTTTATTTCCTGCGACGCCTGGCGGAAGTCTTCTGCTTCAGCTTGCTGTAGTAACGATGCCTGCCAGGAGGCTTTATTTCCTGCGACGGGGTCTGGCAGGTCAGGATGCGCCGCCAGCCAGGTGTAACGATGCCTGCCAGGAGGCTTTATTTCCTGCGACTCGCCCTCCGTGATGAGCAGCGTTACGGAGGGGTCGGTAACGATGCCTGCCAGGAGGCTTTATTTCCTGCGACCATCCGGAAAGAACGAGAAGGCCGCCGGTACATCACCGTAACGATGCCTGCCAGGAGGCTTTATTTCCTGCGACACTGGCGAGCGGCCGGCGGACCGGAGCCGGCTCAGCGTAACGATGCCTGCCAGGAGGCTTTGTTTCCTGTGACGTGGCAAGGGTTGCCATCCATCGAGTCTTGACGGAAGATGCAATGCTTGCCAGGGGGCCTTATTCCCTGTGACGCTACATCGCACAGCATGTGACGATATGACGCCTGCCAGGGGGCAGGCATTGTTGCCGGCGGCGTGCGTCCAACATCAGGTTGCACTGTCGAGCCGCCGACGCCTATAATAGATGAAGTACTTCGCTGACACCGTTACCAAGGAAGCTGCGCCGATGCAGAGTCAGCCCGTGCTGAGTACGACCGAACTGGGCCGGTGTATTTCCTACAGCGGTCGCAAGGTGCTCGACTTGATCTACCGGGGCGAGTTGAAAGCCTACCGCACCAGCGACGGGCGCGGTTCGCCCTACCGCATTCACGTTTCCGATGCCCTCCGCTACACCCGCCAGGCCGGCATCCCCTGCCCCTACCTTGAAGAAGCCGTCGGCCATGCCCGGACGCCCAGCGTCATGCTCATCACCCCGCCGGACACCGTGCGGGCGTTCGCCGAAGCCGGCTGGGTGGCGATATGGGTGCCTCACCCGTGGCTGTTCGGCGCCTACCTGGCCGGTCCCTACGCGTGTCAGGCCGTTGTCATCGACACCGCGGGCGTCACTACGGACGCGCGTGCCGTCGCCGGACATCTGCGCCGGGAGTACCCGGCCGTGACGGTGGGGCTCATCACCTATGACGGGCAGCGGTGGGCCGAGGACGGCTGCTGCCGGTGGCACGCGCCGGTGGCGGTGGAGCGGGTGGCGCGGGAGCTGAGGGCGAAGGTGGAGGCGGGACGATGAACCCGATGGCCGTTCCGTGGGAGCAGTGCCGGGTGTACATGCCTTACGCGGACACCAACCCGATGCTGGCCGACATGGGCCGCATGGGCTGGGAACTGGTGGCCGTGCTGTATTCGCGGGAAGGGGCCGGCTACGACTTGTTCTTCAAGCGGCCAAAACAGGAGCAATGAGCGCGGGGGCGCAGGGATGTGCCGAAACCTACCAAATTTACCAAGAAGAAAAAGGATGCGTACCTCGCACTGGTCCGGAAGGGGATGAGGCGCGGCAAGGCTGCGGACGCCGTGGGGGTGGAACGGCACACGGTCACGTACCATCGGGGCTTGGACGCCGACTTTGCCGCGGCGTGCGAACAGGCCGAGTTGGACGCTTGCGAGTTAGTCGAGGATGTCCTTTTCCAGCGGACGATGGCCGGGAACATGACGGCCATTCAGGTGTGGCTGTACAACCGGAACCCGGACCGGTGGAAGGACAAGCGGGCGATAAACGGGCAGGACCCCGTGGAGGCGTTGATTGCGCGACTCCCTCAACCCATCCGAGACGCTCTTGGTCAGGTACTTGGCGGGGGCCTATCCGGCACCGGCCCGCCGCGCCCTAGCGGGCAACCGGATGGAGAAGTACCGGGATGACCCGGCCGGGTACGCCCGCGATGTGCTCAAGGTCGAATGGACGCCGCAGCAGAAGGAGGTTGCCCGACTCCTCACCATGCCGCCGTACCGGGTCTTGGTCAAGGCCAGTCATGAGGTGGGCAAGAGCTTTTGCGCGGCGGGCGTGGTGTCCTGGTGGTACGACACGCGCGACCCCGGCCTGTGCCTGACGACGGCCCCGACCGACGCCCAGGTCCGTGACATCCTTTGGAAGGAAGTTCGGGGCCAGCGCGTGCGGGCGGGCCTGGGCGGCTTCCGCGGCCCCAAGATGCCGCGGCTGGAGTCCAGCCCGAACCACTTCGCCCACGGGTTCACGGCACGCGAGGCGACGGCCTTCCAGGGCCGGCATGAGGCCGAAGTCCTGTGCGTGTTCGACGAGGCGATTGGGGTGGCCCCCGAGTTTTGGGAGGCGGCCGAGACGATGGCCACCAGTTGGCTGGCCATTTTCAATCCGACCGACCAGTCCTCGCAGGCGTACATCGAGGAGCGGTCCGGCCGCTGGCATGTGGTCACCATGAGCGGGCTGGACCACCCGAACATTGTGGCCGAGTTGAAGGGTGAGCCACCGCCCTTCCCGGCGGCCATCCGACTCGGCCGGCTCAACGAGCGGCTGGAGAAGTGGTGCAGCCCGACCGACGACCCCCAACCGGGGGACATCGAATGGCCGCCTGGAAGCAGTAAATGGCTTCGTCCCGGTCCGCTTGCCGAGGCGCGCATCCTGGGACGGTGGCCGTCGCAGGCCGTGAATAGCGTCTGGTCGGAGGCCCTGTGGGACGCGACGGAGAGCCGGCTGACGGTGAAGACCAATCCGGGGTTGCCGGAGATCGGCTGTGACGTGGCCCGGTTCGGCGACGACTTCACGGCTATCCATGCCCACCGGGGCGGGGTGAGTTTGTTGCACGAGGAGCATAACGGTTGGAGTACCAGTCAGACGGCCGGACGGCTCAAGCAATTGTGTCAAGAATTGGGGCAGCGGTTCGGGTGCGACGCCCGGCGTGTCCCGGTGAAGGTGGACGACGACGGGGTGGGGGGCGGGGTGACGGACCAGCGGGGCGACTTTTTCTTCGTTCCGGTCAGCGGGGCGTCGAAGGACTGTGACCCCGACTACCCCAATAAGCGATCGGAACTTTGGTTCTTCACGGCGGAGCTGGCGTCGGCGTCGGCGATCACGTTCCAGCGGCTGCCGGCGAACGTCCGGCGGGAGTTGCGCCGGCAGGCGTTGGCCCCGGTGTACACGTTGGACGGCAAGGGGCGGCGCGTCGTCGAGCCGAAGGAGAAGACGAAGGAGCGGATCAAACGGAGCCCAGACTCAATGGACGCGGTAAACCTCGCTTTTTGCATGGCCGGCCGCCAGCAGCGGATGCCGAAGGGGGTGCGGGTCTGATGTTAATCCAAACCGGCTGCACCGTCATCACCGTCTTCGGCCACGAGGGGCACTACGCGGACTTGTGGTCGTGGTTCCGGCAGCGGGCGCGGGTGTATGAGATTACGAACGAGACGGGTCCTGGTTTCGTGGCACTGCCATCGGACCAGGTATACCGGGAATTCGTCTCGGAATGGGGCCTGACGAACGAAAAATAGGAGGTAGTGCGAGCGTGAAGATGCGGTATGATTTTGTGATGCACTGCGGCGGCGGTATCCGGTATAAGTTCGGCTTCGCCACGTATCACGATCTGATCAATTTTGTCAAGAATCGTCTGAAATCCCATGTGAGTTAAAGCAACCTGGCACGGACGCCAACCATGATCGACACCAACGGGCAGAGCAACGGGCAGAGCAACGGGCACGCGGGTAAGGCCGCCTGGCGCGATGCGCGTCGGGAGCGGCTCCTCCTGGAAGAGCAGGCGCGCATCAAGGTCCTCCAGAAAAAGACCCAACTCCTGGAGGCGTACCTGGCGGGGGACTGGTGGACGGCAGACTACCTGCGCCTCTTCGACCGGAGTTGGGTGGGGGGCAACGTCCACTACCTGGCGCCGATCAGTACCCGCTACGACCGTCGGGCGGGGACCAATTATCCGCTGTTCCGCACGGAGCAGGAGTTGGCGCTGCTCCGCGGGCCGGCCCGGATCCTGTGCGCCACCAACACCTACGCCATCGGCCTGCTAAGCGGGCTCCAGGCATACGTCGTGGAGAAGGGATTCACCTACCGGGTCACGGCCAAGCGGGACGAAGTGCCGAAGAAATTCCTGGCCAAAGTCCAGGACGTCTTGGACGAGTTCGACGACCGGACGTTGTGGTCGGAGTGGGAGCAGGAATTGTTCTGGCGGAGCCGTGAAGACGGAGAGTTTTTCCTGTGGCATGACGTTGGGTCGGACGGCTTGACGTGGGTGCGTAGCGTCGAGCCGGAGCAAATCGCGCAACCGCCTGGGGAGGATTTCGCCGATTGGAGTTTCGGCATCCGCACGCCACGCGAGGACGTGCAGCGGCATGAAGCGTACTGGATGGCGTACCTGGAGGACAGCACCGACGCCGGGGAAGAAATCCCGGCAAACAAAATGATCCATTACCCGGTCAACGGCAAGCGGTCGGTGAAGCGCGGCCTGACGGACTTCCAGGCCGGCATGCTGGACGTGCTGGCGATCAGCGACAAATTACGCCGCAACATGGGGGAAGGCGGGGCGATCCAGGCCGCGTTCGCCGGCGTCCGGGAGCATACGGGGTTTTCGGCGGACCAGGTGGGCGATTTCCTGGCCGGGCAAAAGGACTTCAGCCAGACCAACCCGGTGACGAACAAGGACGTGAACTTCCAGCAGGTTTACCCGGGGATGTTCGTTGACGTATTCAACGGCACGAAGTTCGTCCCGCCGCCGATGGCCGGCAACGCCGAGGCGCACGTGGCCATCCTCCAGGCGTGCTTGCGGTCCGCCACGGTGCGGTACAACGCGCCGGAATGGCTCGGATCATCGGATTCAAGTAACTCGAATTACGCATCGTCTTTATCCGCTGAAAGTCCGTTCATTAAGCGGGTGGAGATGATGCAGGACAGCTACGGACGTCGGTTCAAGGAAGTGAAGTTGGCCGTGATCCGCAACGCGATGGAGGCGGGCCGGCTGCCGTCGAACACGCTGGACCTGGTGGACGTGGACGTGGAACCGAAGAGTCCGGAGGCCCGCGACCCGCTCAAGGACGCGCAAACTTCGACCGCGCAACTCCAGACCAAGCTGACCAGCCCGCAAATTGAGGCCCAAAAACTGGGCAACGACTACGAACAGGTGATGGCGGACTGGGACGAGTTTAACGAGCGCACGGGCGGCGGCATGGGCCAGGGGCTGCCGATGCCGGGGGAGGGCGGGTTCGGGCAACCGGGTGGCGGCCAGGGCCCGCCGGGGGGAGGTCCGGGCGGGAGCCGGGGCCCTTTCGGCAAGCCGCCCATGCCGCGGATGCCGGCGGTGCTGGGGGAGGATAAGCAGGTCCCGGAGTGCGGCGGTGAGGGCAGCCACAAGCCAGGCCCTTGCCCCCAGGGTGAGCAAACCGCCCCGGCCAGCCCGAAGGCCGTCCCCCACGCCGACGCCCATGCACGGAGCATCCTGAGCAAGGTGGGCGGGGTGGCCTCGGCGGCCGTGTCTAAAGGGGCCGAGTACGTCCAGGGCAAGTATGCCGAGCTGGAGCGGGACTTCGGTCGGGCGGGCGCCCTGACGATCCTGGGGGCGACGGTGGCCCTCCTGCCCGTGCCGGTGCCTGGCACGTCCGTACTGCCCATCGCGCTGGCCAAGGCGTACCTGGCCCTGCGCGGGGCGGGCAAGGTCAAGGCGACGGAGGCCGTGGAAGGCGTGGACGATGATGCGATGGTTGCGGCCGTCAAGCGGCTGCTGGTTGAGCTGGCGGCGGCCGTGGGAGAGGAGGCGCCGGCGGTCGATGAGGACGCAATCCGGACGGCGCTGGCGGCGCACCGGGGGGAGCCGGTCGAGGAGGCGAAGAAGGACGAATCGGGTCATTGCCACGACGGCAAGGGTCATTGGACGGGGTGTGATACGCCCGGCGCGATCCCGATGGGTCAGGCGGCCGGCGACAATCCGGACCCCGGCAAGGCCAAGTTCGTCGGGGCCAAAGTGGGCAAGGCCGAGCACGTCCACAGCGCGCAGGTGGAGCAGGAGGTCGCCACGGCCATCAAGGGGGAGTGGGAGGAGGACAACAAATTCTACGACGCGAAAACAAAGGACGGCAAGCACTTCCTCGAGGTCAAGTCGCTGCTCAAGGGCGGCAAGCAGGCCATCTCCGTCCACCCGGACGCGCTGCTGCGCAAGGTGGACGGTATTGCGGCCAACCCCGGCAGCCTGTTCCACACGGTCGCGGTAGACGAGCGCGCCCATTACGAGGGCGGGGCGCACGCGGAGAACCACTCTGGCAACCGCCTGTATTACAAGCGGGGGAGTGGGCGGTACTCGTTGAGCCAGATGCACCCGGTCAAAGACATGGCCGAGTTGCGGCAGTTGATGGACACGCCCGACGCCCGGCTGCCGGAGAAGGCCAAGGGCGCGCTGCCGTCGGGGAAGGCGGTGAAGGCGTTGCGGGAAGCGGCCGAGAAGACGCACGCTTCCCGGCTGGTCAAGGACCGGGAGCGGAAGGCGCGGCTTAAGGCGGCGCG